CAAGAGACGGGCCTGCCGTGAAACGTAATCGGAATGAAAATTCCCCTGGGTACACCTGAGAATGGCCCGATTGATTGTAGAGCATATCGCTTTGCAATTCGATCAGCGTCCAATCCCCTATTGAGCAAATACGCTCGATCTCGTTGGCTAAGGGCAACAAGACCTGTAGGGGGTGTGTATTCTCCATACCTGACAAGGCTGCTGCTAATATCCGGTGCAGCGAAGGCTCGGATTTGCTTGAGTTCATCGAAGTTTTCCCTGGTAAGTAGGCGAAGTGCGTAAAGAACGTCTTTCTTTCCGCACTTGTAGCAGTTGGCGCGAGAAAAGTCGTTCTTGATCCCCAAGTGATTCTTCTGCCCGTGGCAGAAGGGGCACTTGGTATTTGTCCAGCCTAGACGATAGTGGGGATCGTCTGGGCCTGCGACCGATATGTTATGCCTTTGGAGCAGATCCGTTGGTGTCATTTGGTTCCGGCCATGTTTGTTTTAGTAACCTGCCCCCGTATACCAAATGCCAATAGTACGCTCGAAGGTCACCTTTTAAGTACGATTGATTGGTAACCACAATTCGCACATTGCATGTATCACACCTAAAACACGGGCAAGAGTCCACAGGACTCGTTGCTGTCAGTGGATTCCCACAGAAGCTACACATTGGTCTTTTCATTGTACTCGTTCATCAATCGGACGAAGGGTAACGATTCACCCTGGCTCTTAGCGATTCCATGCAGGAATTGCTGGAACTTCGGGTGGTTGACCTCGAACTTGCGGAACTTTGGCGAGAAGGTTCCGCAGATTCGCTCGAACCACAGAAATGCAAACTCACTTGCCGGGGGCAAGTGAGTTACCAGCGTCTCGGCCACCCCCGTCTTTTGTTTCAGATATGAAACAAAAGCGTCGTAGGTATCCATGCAATGCTGGATGTACTGAGGTTCGATTGTGTTCTCCAAGCGGTCAAGGACTTCCTTGGCCGTATCGGAGACGGGATAGTCATCCAAGGCTATCTTCTGCTGCACGAGCAATTCTTTGTACTTATGCCGCAACAGCGAACTGGAAATGTTCTTGACCGAATCAGGCTGTTTCCTCAGCCATGTCAGCATCTTGTCGATGTCGGCATAGCTATAGGTCTTGAGCAGTTCGTTGAAGTCCTTCAACGAACTGTACTGACCCCCGCTGACCTTGATATGCTTCCGGCGAAGCCGGACAGCAGGGGACTCCGTTTTGGGTTGGTCTGGCTCAGGTGGCAGTAGTGGCATGGTACGCAGGTGGGTGGAGGTTTCCTTTGTCGTCGCGAGTCCATCCGTTGAGAACTTTCTCGATGTGTTCTCGGGTAGATTGGGGGTGATCGTTGTCCCAAGCATCGATCAACTGCACTCGGTATGCGTCTCCATTTGTGCCAATCGCCACTTCCATCCCACAGATGTCTATTGAGACATAGGTAATGGGAACTGAGTAAATCTCGATCCAAGTGATCTTGTGCCAAGGTAGCAGTTTTTCGCAAATTCGTTCCACTACCCTAGCGGAACCATTTCTGGCTTTTGGGTTTTTTGGCTTAGCCATTTTGAGCTTCCAGTTGTTTGAGTTTCGGTTGTAGTTGTTCCATCGAGGCTCGCAGTTTCCTGCGATCCTCAATCTCCTGTTTCCTGGCCTTCTTGAGCCGTTGTACCGGCACAAAGAGCTTTTGACCATCTGTCAAAGCTCTTTCCAGAATGACAGTCATCAGATCCTCGACTGTGCAATCCAACTGGATTGCCAGTGTCTTGATCCCCGTAACCAATCGCTCAGGCAATCGGTTGACCGTCAATGCCTTAACCTTTGGCTTTGTTAGGTCGTACTTTGCCACTTAATAGTCCTCCTGTCTTGGATAAGAGTAAATCTAGCACAGGCATCGTCGCGGCCTGTCGGCCATCGACGATGCTGTTTGCAACTTGCTGTTTGGTTTGGATCGCTTGGCAGATACGTTCTTCGACCGTCTCTGGTACGACCAAGTAGTAAATGTCGCAATCCTCTTTTTGACCGATGCGATGTACACGATCCGCACCTTGAGCCATCACTGCGGGTGTCCACCACATCTCGGCGTTAGCAATCGTGCTTGCCGCTGTCAGCGTCAAGCCTACCCCCGCCGCCTTAATGTTGGCTACCATCAGTTTGCATTGTGGATCGGTCTGGAACCGATCCACAATGCCTTGCCGTTTCTTGGTCGGAGTAGAACCGTCGATGACGACGACGTTCTGCTCCGGCAAGATTCTACGCTTGAGAACATCGACCATCTGCGTGTGAACCGCAAAAAGAATCAACTTCTCTTTGGGATTGTCACGAAAGAACTTTCGTGACCAATCCACCACGGCGCGAGCCTTTAGCCTACTGGTGAGCCTAAGCAGAACGCCAAGCCGTGTAACGGCTTCGGCTTTCTGCGCAGAACTGACGCTGCCGTACTTGGTGTTTTGGGCAAGCCAGCCGAGGAAATCTTCCTCGGCGGCATCAAGTTCGCTTCGGTCGTCCAAGTGCAGAGGTATGACGATCATTTTCTTTTCTGGGAGATCAAGTACATCCTCTTTGAGCCTTCTGAGCATAAACGGCTTGATCTTCTCATGCAGTTCCTCAAGGTTCTTGGCTCCCTTGTATTCCCATCCCCAATGCGTCTTTCGCGGATCGCAGTAGCGAGTCGCGTAAGCCTGCCAGCTTGGAAATAGCTCAGGTCGGATGATGTTCAGGATAGGCCAGAAGTCGGCAGGTCGGTTCATAACCGGCGTGCCGGACATTCCGATTACCTTGGTAGTCATGCGGCTAAGGTACTTAGCCGCCTTTGTCCGATTGCTGGTTCGATTGCTGAGGTTGTGTATCTCGTCAAAGGCGATGCACTTCCACTGGTAGCGGCCCAGTAGGGGCCGCTGGTCGTAGAGGATGTCGTAATTTACGATGACCGCAGGCGGCAGATCGTCGGGCAAAGTCGCAAGCGACTTTCCCTCGATCACCAGTGAGTCTGCTCCGGCCCACATCTTGAGTTCTCGCTGCCAGTTTCCCTTTAGGGAAGCTGGGCAGACGATCAGTAGGGGCCAAAGACTCTGGCGAGCCGCCAGAGTCGAGACTTGGCAGGTTTTTCCCAGGCCGGGTGCATCTGCAAGTAGAATTCCGCCGTGGACGGAATTCATAAACTCAACGCCTTGTTCTTGGTACGGGAACAGTTTGTGTTTTGCCATTCTATTCCTCAAACAAGTAGCCTAGGAACCACTCAAAGGCTCGTAAGACGATGTAACCGAGAATGAACGAGGACAGCAGAAAGAACGCACAGAACCCGACTTCTTGCCAATCCAGTTGTAAGAATCCGATCATCCTCGCACCCCTTGTGCCTTACCGGCCTTTTTGAGTTCCACGAGTTCTTCTCGAATGATCGGGGTTTCTTTCGGAGCCTCAATCTTGAGGCGAATCCGATTGCCGCGCCCAATCGAAACGACGGTGATCTTGATGTTGTTGCCAATGAAAATTGATTCACTGGGGCCACGAGTAAGTGATAGTCCTGCCATTAGTCTACTCCTGAAAAAAGTAAAATCACCAAACAAACCACGCCTGCGAAAATTGAAACCAGAGTTTCAGGATTCATCTGTTTATAGCCCCTCCCCTTCCTCGACCTCGATGTCGATTTTCTTGCAGGCCATGCGATTAACACCTGCGCCTGATTCGGCATCCACTTTGTTTTTGTGTACGTGCAAAGCATCTCCTGGGTAAACATTAACCCACAACTGCACTCGCACCTTCTTTTTTGGTGGAGGTGCAAGATTGCTAGGGTGATCTGTTGTAGCCCACATCACCCTACCGTCAGTGTGCCAACCAACAGGGACGAAGCGATCTTGAACCATCATCCTACCAGTGTATCGATAACGCTCCTGCTCCTCATTGATCGCGTCAATGAAAGCCTCCTCGCCATTGGCCAGCTTGACCGGCCCGATCTGCCATTTGTTCATTGTTACTTTCCTCGTTGCTCTTGGCTCATAATTAAGCCCTTTCCAAAACAGAATCGAACGCCTCGGCGATTCGATTCTTGCCCCAACCCGCTTCGACAAGAGCGTTTTCAACGCTCTTGCGAATCGTCTTGTGTTTCTTGCCGCTAGCGGCAAGATCCAAGGCAAGTCGAACCACCACCGACGAATCGTCGTCGGAATTCCCATCGTTGGTCGCCACCGCACCATCGCACACTGCCTCAGAATTGCTCTTGACGCAGGATCGGACTTTGCGAGATCGCAAAGTCGTGATGATTTGGCGAGTGACCACCATGTAGATATACGTCGATAGCTTGGCCTTTTCTGGGTCAAACTTGGCAAGTTTCTCGGAAACTGCCAAGTAGCCGTCAGAAACAGCGTCGTCGATGTCGATTCGGTACTTCTTTGCTGTGACAATCGCGAAAACTTTGGCGAGATCATACGCCTCGTTATAATCAGTCATGGTTTGCCTCCTATGGAATGAAACTGATGTGAAGTAGTCTATCGGGATGTTGTCTTGTTGCAATGACAATTTCCCACAATCGGGTGGAAAATGTCCAAAATAAACAAGAATTGCAATCTCGGAGACGTAGTGCGAGTGGTTTTCGACGACCACTCGGAAGGCGAACAACACGTCGTTTTTGAAGTTTTCGGGCGTGTCTTGCGGAAAGACAGGCGATCCTTCGTGATCGCCTGCTGGAAGTACGCCGATAGCGACGTGGACGAAGAAGATCGAAACATGACCGTTTACACGATTCTCCGCGCGGCGGTGAAATTCATCGAAACCCTAGCCCCAATCGAAACATGCCAGGAAAATTTGAAGGGCGGGACTCCAAGCAAGTCCCAGCGAAAGCGTGCAAATTCTGTTGCTTCTCGTCAGGTAATGGAAAAGCCCGAGAGTGCCGATACAATCCCCCTCGATCCACCGGATTCCCCCGAGTCCGTCACGACGACTGGTGTTCCAAGTACGAAGCCGACGACCTCCTAATCGACGCTGAGATCCTGCGGAAAGCCGCAGAAACCAAGAAGAAACTTGAAATTGAGAAAGCTCTCAACCCCAAATGATCGTTGACTACTCCATCTATGTGACTGCCGATGTAGGCAAGTGGGCATCGAACACTTATCCAGACAACAGAAAGTGGGTTGCGGAATTGCAGGGAACCTGCAAGACCCGCAACCGGAAGGTAGCTTTGATTCGAGGGGTGACTGCCGCACTTGCCGATCTTGATCTGCAATGCAATGTCCATTTGTTTATTGACGACGATTTCTTGGTAGATATAATCGCAGACATAGCTCTTGGGCTGAGTCCACAATCCGCAGCGGGTATTGGGGACTCGGCCCTTGAGCGTTTATTGGAGCAGCTTGATAGGCACATCGTCGTGTTGTGCTACTGGCCCAAGGATAGCAGGGCCAAGGCCCTGCGTAGACGATTGGATGAAATCTGATAGGCAATGTTTAGACAATTTCTGGAATTTTTGGGCGCATCCCTAGTTATAACGGTACTGCCGATTACCATCTCATACGGTGTTTGGTTGACTGTTCGCTGGATTTCTAGCATGTACGATGTAGTCGATCCAAATATGGTAATCCAGTAAGGAATTTCACGATGGCTAAGAAAGATTTTGCTGATGCCTGACCCTCAATTTGTTCCCGCGCCGTCACTCAAAGATCATTACCCCACCCGCGCGATGGAAAACGAAGATGGCTACCTCGGCCTGCTTCGTTGGGTGTTCGCCTACGGCTCACAACAGATGGATCGTACCGGTGTCGGCACGACCAGCATCTTCGGGGCTCAGATGCGGTTCGACCTCCGACGAGGATTCCCTCTGCTTACAACCAAGCGATTGCCGTTTCGGCATATCGCCGAGGAACTATTTTGGTTTCTCCGTGGAGAAACCAACGTCAAGTCCCTGCAAGCCAAGGGTGTCTCAATTTGGGACGAATGGAGTTCTGAAACCGGCGACCTCGGCCCGATCTACGGTAAGCAGTGGCGAGACTTCGGCGGAGTCGATCAAATCAAAAGCCTGATGGAAGGTCTGAGGACGAATCCAAACAGTCGCCGACACATCGTGTCGGCGTGGAACCCTGCGGAGATCCCAGACATGGCGTTGCCGCCATGTCATACCCTATTTCAGTTCCACGTTGACCGGACATTCCTCGACCTGCAACTGTATCAACGATCCGGCGATATGTTCCTGGGTGTGCCGTTTAACATCGCTTCCTACTCGCTCCTGCTGTCGCTCGCAGCCAAAACCCTCGGGAAGATACCGAGATACTTTACCCACACGCTCGGCGATACGCACATCTATGACAACCACAAAGATGCGGTGCGAGAACAGATGAATCGCACCGCAAGGAATGAGCCGATCTTGCAGATCAAGACTTGGCGAGAGAACCTATGGGATTACACGTTCGAGGATCTCGAACTCTCGGGTTACGATCCGATGCCAAGGATCAGTGCCCCGGTCGCTGTCTAGCTTATGACCTGACCATCGACGACCGGTCGGTCGTCGATCATAAGCCCATCCATATCGAGCATCCCTGCTTGCTTACAAGCAAGCAGGATCTTCGACTTGGTTTCTACGTCCAAGTCCAGCTTGCTGATGTCGATGTGGGCGTGGACGTGCTGAACCTGTCCGGTGACTTTGATTTCCTGGCCGTACTGCTCTCGATTGAGCCGTTCGTTGGCAAACAGAACGGCTCTCGAATTGCCATCGGCAACCAGTTCCATCAGCTTCGACTCAACGAAGTTTTTCTTCTGGAAGTGGACTTCTTCCCATAGCTTCGGGAATCGGGGATCGTTTTTGGCCCACTTATCAAGCTGGGACTTGGAGATGTCCAAGAGGCGACAGCATGAGTTCAGATCGAACCTCGTCACGCTAAGAGCGTGGACGAGGAGTCGCTGCTTATCAAAGTCCCCTCGCGTTGCGAGGTTGTAGAGTACGGCTTCCCGGTCGGACTTCTCCTCGACCAGTTCGTCCCAAAGCTCGCGTAGCTCGTTTGGAAGCGAGTTGCCGACGTGACGGGCAATCACACCGCTGGACTTTCCGGAGTCGCTACTGCCTTCTCTAGCGGCCACAATGGCCCGATAGAAAGCTGGTTCGTTCTGCTTCCACTCTTTGAGCCTGCCCTCGGTGATACCGAGGGCAGCGGCGAGTTCCGGATCGTTCGTCGTCGTAAGAGCGCAGGCGAACGCCTGCCAGATTCTATCTGGCGTAAATACGGAGGGATTGGTTTCCGGTTGCGTTGTCATACAGCCAATCCTAGCGAAAATCGCTAGGATTGGCAAGGATTACTTGCGAATCCTACAAAACATCCAACCAGATCCCGAAGTCAGATACGGAAAGTGGGAACCTGGACAGATGCGTTGCAATTCTCGCTTTTGCCAATCAGCGTCAAGCGTATCTCGTACTTCACACTGAATAGGGCCATTTGCCAAGTCCTCGGCGGTTGGCGTTCGCCAACCGTCGTCGGTAGGCTCGACTTGTTTCGGCAACTCGTCAGTCTTAGTCTTGATAGCCTCGACTTCCGTATCGACGACTTTGACGTGCCATCGGAATCTTGGAGCAACATCGCTTTTGTCGTGCAAGTACCTAACGTGGTACGCCATGCCGGTCGTATTGTTGGGATTTGGTCGGTGCTGCATACCGACCAAAAAGGCTTTGAGTGGTGATCCAGCAGGATTGTCGTCTGGGTAGGTCAGACATTCAATCGGCCCGTTTTCGAGATCCGAAAACTTCGGATCTCGAAGTCCCTGCGTCTTGATTTCGCATTGCTTCCATGCAAACCCTGTCGATTTGACGTACCACGTCCCGCCTCTAGCGAGCCTAAATCCGAGCAAGGTATCTTCACTCCACTCTTGATTTTCATTGTCTCGAAAGCGAGCCGCAAGCGGCTCGCCGCCATCGATCAGATCAATCAAGTCTTGCCTGGTGACTGGTCGCCACCCTGATTCAGTTGCTTTGTCAATGGTCATAATTTTGCCCTTAAATGTTTGGGATACTTCGACTCTGCCCTAGTTCTACGCCTACCGATGCGCAGATTTTCAAATCTGCGCATAAAAAAAACCCCGGTAAGCTGGTGGGCAACTTACCGAGGCCATACGCAACAAGTTGGCGACCGTGTTGCGAGTTCAGAATTGTATTGATTTTCGGCTGATTGTGTAGGGGTAGCCAAAACTTTTCCAGTTTTCCAGTATCCACTAATCGCTAGCTTGTTGGTACACGGTTGCTTCGCAACCGTGTTCAGCTTACTGACCGGGATACCGGGGTATCCCGGTAAGTTTGGGTAATTCCCCAGAGGGGAATTCCAATCAGCGACCTGGGAAGAAAGTACCACCAATGCAAACTGACTGCCTTGACCCAGCATCATTAAAAATGATGGGTTCGGGTAGTTGCATTGGTGAGATCCGCTTCCTTGTTTTCCAAGGCTGATACCGCCATAGCCACGCGCCCGGTCGCTGGAACGCAGGATGTATTGTAACGGTAGGCCCCACCAAATGACCGCCTGCGCGTCCCCCAATCGCTTGTTTAGGCGATCGGGCGTATCTTGGTTGCCCAAGACCCTGCTGACGATAACGGGCTACTTATCGAGGTAGGGAACACCCCGCTACCATTAACGTCACCTTCCCGTATGACCTAGTGACGACCCTTTCGGATGCGGTTTTGGTAGGCTCACAGTACCGCTACTTAACACCGTATGCTGCCATCTACGTTCATCACGTTTACCGACCATACGGCACTCGCTCGGGATTGTTGCCCTCCGCGAACATGCCGAAAGTTTACCAAACCCATGCGGTGTTGTCAAGAGTAGGCTAGACTCAACAGGTCGGCTACAATGATGGGCAGTCTTGCCCATCACCCTTACCCTAGAAAGCCAAAAATGGCTAAACCAGAGCAGACTGAGCCAACCCGTCGTAAGTTCAACGCGAGTCAGGAAACGGGAATGAAACTCTTGCAGGAGTATCCGATAGTGGCCTTGGTCGGCCCTGCGGGCTCAGGCAAGACGCATCTGGCCCTCGAATACGCCGGGTGGGCGATCCGCAGGCAAAAGGCCGAACGAATCTTTTTCGTTCGGGCTCCGGTGGAGATGGGCCGAAGTTCGCTGGGGTACATCCCCGGCGAACCGAACGACAAGATGGCCCCCTATGTCGCGCACGCCAAGGAAATCGCTAAGGAAATCGGCATCAGCGAACACGCTCTTAGCGTGGTTCCGCTGTGCTACGTCCAGGGGCGTACTTTCACCAACTCGGTCGTGATTGTGGACGAGTGCCAAGTCCTCAACTTGGACGAGTTCAGGGCGATTGTCACTCGACTCGGCAAAGGATCTACCATGATTTTTTGCGGAGATCCTGCTCAAGATACTAGACACCAAGGGCGATTCAGAGTATTTTTGGATAAAGTGCAAGGTTTGTCGTGTGTAGCGATTCAGCGGTTTACTGCTGCTGACAACATGCGACATCCTGCGATTATCGAAGTTTTAGATGCTTTGGATGATGCTTGATGACCGAAACGTCTCCTAACGAAAAACTGAAATCGGCTGCGGAACGCGCCTTGGCTTGGGATCGCCTGTATGTTCAAATAATTGCGGCGTTGAACCACAACGCCAAAATGATTGACGACATGAGGATGCGATTCGATTCAGCGACCAACAATTTTTGTAGTTACGAGGACGACATCCGGAAGATAAAACAAAGGCAACAACACATACGCGAAGCCATTGATTTTCTCTGCGAAGAAAATCGCAAAGTCGCCAACGAAACTTACAACCTTAAAGAAGATGTGACGATGCTCGGTTTTCTACAAACCGTTGTCTTTGGGGCGGTCGTCATAGTAGCTATAATGGGTTTCGTGACGGCAACAAGCATCTACCAAAACACCAAGAAAATTCAACAGCAGATTGAGGCCAAACTGTGACCGAACCCCCAATGCAACTCAAAGACTATTTTGAAGTAGTTCGGGATTATCACACAGAGATCGCCGACTTGAAAAGAGAAGTTCGACGACTCGAATACGAACTCGCAACTCGACCTCCGGAGCGAGTTACAAAGCAACTCGACCGAATCGAGGACTTCATCGGCAACACTTTCGACGAAGCGGAGAAAGCCAGGGGAAACTCGATTATGCTTCTTTGGGGTATGATTCTGTTTTCTTTTGTAGTTATTTTCCTGAGCTATTCCATCGGTCAACAAAAACGCGATATCATCAAAGCGATAGAGGCCACCAAAACAGGTGTACACCATGAGTGATGTATTCCAAAAGAATCGGGATTTGTGGCTTATAGTTACTTGGGTACTACTAGCACTTTTCGCGCCAGTTGTAGTGCTTTCAATTTTTTTCTTTTTGATTTTTGTAAACATCTGCGAGATCCTCGCAGATGCCGTTAAAACAATAACGAAAGGATGGTTATGGCATGATTGATAAACCCGACACAACCGGACAAGCCTGGATGATCGTGACGATCATCCTCGGGCTACCAATCTTCGGATTCCTGCTCACAGTTTTCTTCGGCAAACGAAAGGATAAATAATGGCCTGCGCTTTGTTGTTTTTTGCGTTTCTGCTGATCGTAATCGGTGCGAGTATGGACACATGATCGACTTCCCCAAAGACAAACGCAAGTGGACGATCCTTCACAGGATCGCCCACTACTACCCAAAAATCGGAACGCAGTTGCTTGCAGTCCTAGAGGACTACAAGCAGGAAAAAAGTGAGATTCGACAATGGCTTACCGATGTCGAACTGATTGACAGTCTCATGCGAAGTCACCCTGAAATCATAGCACTTTCCACGGTAGGTGGGTGGCAAAACTTTCTCAAAAAGGTGCGTAATGGCGAAATCGAAATCAACACTCGGCAACCTCCAAAAAACCGTAGCCGAAAAGCAGGAAAAACTGCAACAGGCCGCCGAAGCACAAAAGCCAAATGACCTCTCAGCGGTGTTCTCCGACGACACCGCTGATCTTGTTTACCACGGAGACAAGATCACCACGGCAGAGGAACTGATCGCCAACGCCAAAATCGATCTCGATATTTGGGAAGTCACTGAGATCAAAATCAACCGATGGGAGATCGCTGGCAAGAGAAAAACCGTCGTCAACAAAAACAGCATCGAGACGCTGTGGCAGATTCCCTGCCGACAAATCACCGTCAAGCTCAGACGCAAAGCCCCCAAGACGATCCAAGAAGGCATCCTTTCGCTTGTCGAGAGGATGCCTCAGTGCAAACCGGTCAAAGCGACTCGCAAGCGAGTCGCTAAACACTTGGTTGAATTCAGCCTGTACGATTGCCACTTCGGCAAACTCTGTTGGAACAAGCAAACCAAGTCCGACGACTACGATTTGGAAATCGCTGCAAGCGATTACCAAAACGCTGTCGAAGTGATGATCGAGCGCGTCGAGCCGTATCAGGTCGAGGAAATCATTCTGCCGATAGGCAATGATTTCCTGCACTTCGACGGGGCCACCAAGCAAACGACCAAGGGAACCTTGGTCGATAGCACCGACGACCGATACACGAAGGTATTCAGGCAGGGCTTCGTCAGCATCAGAGATGCTGTCGAAGCGTGCGCACAGGTCGCCCCGGTTCGCGTCTTGTATGTTCCTGGTAATCACGACAAGTACACGTCCTGGCATCTCTGCGAGATGCTCAGGCACTACTTCGCGCCGAACAAACAGGTCGCCGTAGAAAACGACGAGACGAGAAAATTCCTCTTGTGGGGGAAAAACCTGATTGGATGGGATCACGGGGAAAAAATGAGTTTGGATAAGCTCGCGCACATGATGCCAATTGAGGCTAGTTCTCAGTGGAGTCACAGCGTTTTCAGGTACATGCGGGTAGGACACTTCCACACGAAAAAGCAGATCCGCCACCTGTCTACGGATACCCACCAGGGTATCCAGGTTGATGTCATTCCGTCGCTCAGCGCGACGGACGCATGGCACTACGAAAACGGCTACATCGGCAACCAAAGGGCCGCCGAGGTTGCCGTGTGGGATCGTGAGGCCGGGCTGATCTCCACGATGGTTGTTGAGGCAAAAAGCGCAGTTGAAAATAGGAAAAAGCAGCATGGTAAAGGCTAGTTTGGATTACTTTTTGGATGTGCCGGGACACTTGTTTGAAACCGAGGGGCGGTTGCTACAGCAACTCGCCGAGGGAAAAAGGGTGCTGGACATCGGGACGCATCACGGCAGGGCCGCCGCCGCTATGGCGGCGACGGCGAGGGAAGTCTGGACGATTGATTGGGGTAAGGGAGACTCGATGATCGGGGCTCCCGATAGAACAACGAAGGAACAAAGCCTAGACGGTACGGGCATAGTAATTGTCGAAGCAGATTGGGTTAACTGGTTTCAGAGTCGATTCGATCCGGACGATTGGGATATGATTTTCTATGATGCCGCCCATCGTGGCCCTGAGCCTTACGAGAAAGACTTCCTCGCCTTGGTCGAGGATTTCCCCAGACTGCTTATAGCTCTCCACGACCATAAACCCAATTTGCCTGAATACAGACTCGCAGTCGAAGCCATGAATGACTTCGCAAAAAGAACGGGCCGAACGATGTTCGGCCCGGTCGCAGGATCTTCGATTGTGTGGTTTGAGGCTCTCTAGGGAGTTTCTACGCCCTCAATCCCTTCGGCACTGGGCAACCAGTGCCAGTGCGTAACATCGTCTGCGATATACGCATCTCGCCCACAAAGAACCCAGCGTTTCCGGTATTCTTCGTCTCCTGGGTGGAATCTAGCGGTGAATATGTTAGACAGTCCCCCTCCTCTAAGCATGACTAGCACCGGAACAGATTTTTCCTCCCCAAAATCCCAAACAGCCGTATTTGGTAAGCAATCGCCTACGGCGTGCCATACTTCGGGCTTTGGGTCGTACCCCTCACGAATAAATGAATAACGTCGCGATGCCATAATCACTACCTCCGATAGCTAAAATCAGGATGAAACTCGACTGCAAATTCGTACTTGTCCACGTCGCGGGGCGACGGGACAGCACGAACCACAACTTTACCGGGACTTTGGCAACCTGCCAAAGTCCCTACCACGAACAACAAAACAAGAAGCAAAAATCTATTCACTGGAACACCCCCTCTTTCGGCCATCGCCAATCGCACAAACCAGCGTTTCGCGGAAAGCCTCTCGGCTTTCCTCGAAGCTAGGGATCTTCCACGACCCCGCCGAGTTCGCATGGGGCCGAAACGGTGGCGTAGCCGTCGTTCCGGGCGGCCAGCTTGCCAACACCCGGTCAAGATCATTCGCGTTGCGAATGATCGTCTCCGTGACGTTGTATTGATCGGGGAAACTGTCACCGGGCTTGACCTCGTGCCCGAATCGGAGTTCGTCGGCGACGAACTCCGGAAAACCGGACAAGAACCGAAGTTGGATAGCTTCGGGCGAATCGACTCGCTCGCCAATCCATCGCAGTTGCCGAGTCGCTTCGAGTCTCGCGTCGAGGGGGGTATCCCCCTCGACGACGATCATACACGGGCCGAGAGTCGCCACAAATTTACCTTTTGCCATGATTACTTACCCCCTCCGATTGAACCGAGACACCATAACGCCAAGACGATACAAACTAAAACTTCCATTGGAAAAACCCTTTGCTGAAAGACTGGAAACCAGAAAAAGACGGGATTTGCGAATTAGCCTCGCTGGTCCATAATCGCGTAGTAATATTCCAGATCGTCGCCTTGTAGGGGTTCGCCCATGTACTCTACGTCAGTAGGCACGCACGATCCTCGATTGGCCCAGCATGACCGGCGGAAGCGGAGATTCGCTTCCACTGCTGCTTTCAGCGTGCGATGCTGGCTTATGATTGTGTTATTGAATGTATCGACTACCCGATACGGGTAGGGATTACGTCGTTTTTTCTTAGCAGTAGGCATTGTGAAAACCTCTCTTGGAAACAGGAAACCGGAAAACCAATCACACGCCCTGGTTATACGCAACAGGGCGCGGGATTGGTCCCCCGCGAAGCGGGGGACCGGTAAAAAACCAAAACCAAAAAACCTACTCGACTTCAGAACCTGCAACTTCTTGCTGATTCGACTCGCGAGCCTGCAAGATGTTTTTGCATTGTTTACAGGTGGCTTGGCTGCCTTCATACAACCATCGGGTCACCCTATTACCTCGGGTTTTACCCGGAGCCACCCCACAGATAGCGACCGACCTGCTATGGATTCGGTCGGATTCGACAGCGTGGTACAGATATCCGCCTTTGAGTTTTAGGTACTTCATGTTGATCTCCCTACAATCGGTCGGAGTTACGCTCAGCCAGTGCGATTTGCTCAGCCGTCAGGCTTTCGCGCCCGACAGTGCCCAGGGCCAGATCGTCGGCAAACCCCGACCTCGCATCCTCAGCATCGGCAAAGATGCCGTAAATCTTGCTCTTGCCGTCACAGAACCCTTCGACCAAGATAACGTCCGTGTAGCCCGTCCCAGAGGGGCCAGGAATCGACGTGATCTCGAATTGAACCGAGATGACCGACCACTCCTCATCGCTCAGCATGCGCCATCCTGGGGGCAATGCGTTGACATCCACCGACTCGCCTGCATGCCCATCCGGGCCTGCGATCATGATGTCTCGGGTCGATGTCGCATCGCTCGCGTCATAGACTCGCAAACCGTCTTGTGTTTTCCAATTCGTAGCAACAGCCATTGTGAATACCTCTCACTAAAACAGGGCTTTAGACCTTTGTCACAACCATTGTGACAGCGGGTTAAACACCCGAGGGGATCCTCGGGTGTCCTATCCCCAAGTATCGGCAGGACTAGCCTGCGAGGGCTAGCGATTCTGCTTCGATCACTGCGCGATCAGAGTCGGCCATCAGCACCCGGTCGAACATGCCGATGTTGCCCTTGCGGGACTTCTCATGTTGGACATAGCCTTGGACGGCGTTGAACGCCTCCCAACCACTGACCATCAGGTCGTGCCCGAGGTCAGGACGACCGGTCTTGATACGCTCCGACACGACCCGACGAATGATCGCCTCGGTGCGGTTCTTGTGTAGCGTAGCGGATCTTGGCGAATCCTGCGAGGGTGCGCCATAGATCGCATCAAGGTAGGTCGCCAGATTAACGGTGGTGGCCTCCATCAGTCGGATGGTGGTTGTGACCGATTCCCAGGTCGAATCGAGATTCTCGAACGTAGCGATCAACGAATCCATCTTGTGACGCAGACCAGCGGTGTGCGTGATGGAAACCGTCGACGAGTGAACCGAACGCAGTCGAGCGAGGTTCTTGCATGCGTCCCGGTAGAACCCGAGGGTAGCCTTGAACGCTTGCCCATCGTAGCGGGCCGAGATCATCACGCGAGGGAACACGTTGTCCTTCGTGCCGTAGACATCCAATCGCGACTCGCGAGTCGGTTGGATCACCAAGTGGTGGCCGTTGTTGAAGTGGCAACGGACATCCGAAACCCCCTCGAAGACCCGAGCAGCAGCCTGGACGACGGCTAGCACGTCTTCGGTCTGGTGGGGCTCGTAGCCTGCCCGTACAGGCTCGCCAACGCATTCCAGGTTGTCACTGCGGAACAACCCGTAGAACGGTGTCCTGAGGTTCTCAGGGCCACCCAGGCGGAACTTGTCGACCGAGAAATCGAATCGACTCTTGACGTGAGCGAGAACATCGGAAACGGTTTGGAAAGTAGCAGCAGTCATCTTAAACACTCCTCAAAAACTTTTGAAAACCTTGGGGCGACGTTTGCCCCGACACGAGAATGATAACCTTATCGACTTTGTTGTCAACACAACTTGACAACAAAAAGAACAATTTTCCTAAAATCAATTTACTCGACAATGAAAAGATTGGAACCGAGGACATCGGAACCGATTTTACGCAGGGCCGAACGAACGTCCTCGGGCGACTTCAATCGGGCCAAAACAGACTCCTGCACATCATCCGAAGCAGGGTCGACGCTCTCGGAGGCAAGCAATACGCCTGCTTCCTTGAGTGCCCCTAAAATAGCCTCCCCAGGCCCCCAGGAATCGACTGCGAACGCTTCGACGACTGCCGAGTCGCTTCCACTCAAGACAGTGCCGTTGGTCAATTGGAGAGTCGCAGTCGCATGGTAGCGACATGCGCCCCGGTTGCGACCTGTCCAGACTTTGACATCCAAACGCTTCTGGATGCTGTCACCTGCCAGGATACCGATACCGATGTAGCGATGGGTGAGAACCTTGTCGAACGTCTTGCCACGATTGCGCCAGAACCGTTGATCGCGAAGAATAGCCAGCATGAGAAAAACCCTTTGTGAAAATGAACCGGACTTGGAACCGAACCGGGCGACTTTCGCCCGGTGTGCATTACAACCGGGAAACCCGGTTGTCCTCTGCATTAAACCAGTTCTAGCTCATCCGCGCCGAAGATCCCACCATCGCCCAGGACAAACATCCTTGTGCCCTGTGTGTTGATGTAGGCATCGAGGATAACCGAACGCCTGCCGATGTACTTCTTGACCTTGATAGGGGATCCTATCTTAAATGGACTCTTTGCCTTGTGTCTATTGGCGACCTTGAGCAGAGACGTGATGTCGTCCAACGCTTCGCGAAGGGCCTCCTTTGCAGCCTCCAGATTGGCTTTCAGGTCGTCGACCGTTTGGCAGGATGCTGCATTGCTCAGTTCAGCTAATGCTCGCCGAACATCCTCGCAGGATCGACCAGCAGATTGGGACATGTCGTGAAGGGTAGCCATCGTAAAACCTCGTTAGAAAACCGGACTTGGAACCGAACCGACGACAATCGTCGGTGTGCATTACAACCGGGGAACCCGGTTGTCCTCTGCAGAGGGCCTAAAACGCTCTAGGGAGACTCGAAGGACAGGACTGGGGGTTTGGTCGTCGAGACGACGACCGAGCCCTTGTAAGCGATCTGGCGACTCTTACGCAGGTCTTTGGCGACCTCCTCAGCCATCTCGACGTAGTGGTCGGTTGCGGGGATCTCTCCGGTGGCCTTGAACTTACCGACCATGTCGTCGATGATCTCCTTGAGGGCCTGAGGCCCGAAAGCCAACTCGATCAACTCGAAAACGTAGGCCATTTGGCGAGTAGGATCGATGGCAACCGTCGAGGCTTTCATGCCCCCATGACCGACTTTGATTTCCGTGTCCAGGGACACGGAAAAGGGGACACCATCGACCTTACCAAAACCGTCAAATTGGACGGTGTGCTTGGATCCGTCGACGATCTCATCGCGCCCGACCTGCTTTTCGGCAGCCTTCGACAACGCAGCAAACACAACGGACGACAAACCAGGATTAGAAGAAACACACATGAGAAAAACCTCCTAGAAACTTGAGACTATCGAGGGGGCGACATTGCCCCCTCATGGGTATCGGATTATACGTTTGGGGAATTGACGGAAAAGACCAAAAACAGAAAATTTAGGAAATAGCGTTAACCTTGACACGTCGACCAATGGTCGACAACTGGGAAAACTTCGCGCGGTCGATGTTGTTGCCAGCATCATCGATCCAATTTGGGGCGACCTTGGGGTTATACCGTACGCAGGGAGAGCCCAACTTGTTAAGGGCCTCCTCGCAGGCTTGGACGATCTCACGATTTGCCCGGACGACCAACACGGACGTGCAGTCAATCCACGCGCAAACGCTCTTGTTTGCTCCCTGGTGAATCTTTCGCGCTGTCCCTGATTGATTACGCAAGGTAGCGTTAAATAGCTCCAGACTGGTCACGGCAGGGTCATAGTAGGTGACCTCGCCGGTAGCCTTGTTGGTAACCTGCCAATGCATAAAATGCTCACCCGCAGCAAGATGGAATCGGACTTTGAACATGGGGGAAACCTCGTTAAGAAAACCGGACTTGGAACCGTACAGGACAACGATTGTCCTGTGTGCATTACAACCGGGAAACCCGGTTGTCCTCTGCATTAGACTTCGTTGGGCAAATACTCTGCGCAGATGTCTGCCAATTGTCCTTC